GCGAACTGCTCCATCTGGAGCAGGGGGATCGCACGTTCCAGCAACGCCTTCGAGAAGTACGTCTGGAACTGCGAGGTTACTGAGCCTGTAGTTACCATATAATTAAATATCCTTGTTTGTTATGACTACTCAGCTTCTGTCAACTTCACTTGCCATCCTCATCAATTCCTGTTCCTGCTCGTCAAGAGACAGGTCATTAAAGGATTTGACCTTGGATGGACCTTTGGGTTGTCCAGATGCCGGAGTAGTCGCTTTTCTGAGTTGAGAAATTTCTTTCTCATACTCTGCAACCTTCTTCTTCAAGTCGGAGGCGGACTCCGCTTGGAGCTTCACTTTTGCAATTCCAACCGCATCTCTAATACCCGCTGGGTAATTACGAAGGATGGCGTGGTCCTGCAACATCTGCGAAACGGTTTTATAGAGCGAGCTATTGGAATCCTTGAGTTCCGGATTGGCTTCCACCTCATCAAGCAAATTTTTATCCCAAGCAGACTTTAATTCTGTTTGAGTTTTTTGCTCAATTTCTTTCCGGTCTTCAGCTTCCGATTCGGCTGCTTTTTGTTCAGCGAGTTTTGCAAGATCATCACGGCCTTCATCACGGTAGCTCTTTGCCGCTTCCCGATAATCTTCCGCGCTAAACCTGCGATTGCTCGCCCTTGTCTCACTTTGAGGAGTCTCTGAAGTCTTCCTTGCTCTTTCGGCCTCGATCTGCTCTCGTTCAGCTTTGATTCTGGCTTTCTCTGCTCGGACATCTTCCCACTCCTTCTCAAGTCTAGACTTAGCCTTTTCGTAGCGAGTAGGCTTCCTTTCGGAATCCGACTCCGACTTGTTTTCTGAAGGTTGCGTTGTTAAAGAACTTTTGTCTTCTTTGGATTTCTCCTTGGAAGATGAATCCTCATCCGAGGATTCTAGTTTTGTTTTTTCGGCTTCTTCAGCAGGCGCGGGGGTCTGCTCGGTATCTCCGCTAGCCTCAACCGGTGCTTCTGTTTCTACTTTGGCTTTTTCGTCTTCCTTGGTCCTGGGAGTAAAGTCCAGTCCCTCGTCAGCCGCTTGCGCCATTGCCAATACATCCGCCTCGGTCAGGTTGTTTGAATCTGCCATTTGACCCTTTCTTACACTTTTCGGTAGGGAGTCATTCTACCTAAAGGTTAGTCGACTACTTGTTCATCCGATCCATCCCCGTAGTCTGGAATGGCGGAGTTAAAGTGCTGGGATGCCAACGACTCTAAAGTCGCCACACATCCCCTAAAGCCTTTAGCATAGCCACAAGCGTCCGCAAGAGCTTCTGGTTTTTTCATCACAGCAGTCGAGTTTTGACGCAAGGTTAGGTTTAAAAGGATTAGGCTAAGACGCTTGCCGGTTGGCGTACCCAAGAATGCAGTCCATGTCTTTTCGTCCTCATCCTCCCATTTAGGTTCGTTAACCCACTCTTGCTCGCGTATGAACGCAAGTGCTGCTTTCAGTTTTCTCACTTAGAAAAACCGCCTTTTTGCGCCTTCATCATGCGCCAAATCTTTGGTTTAATGGTTGAATCCTTCTTGCTTCGGCTTGTCCCTGCCTTTTTACGGGCATTCATATTTGCATATAAACCTTTTTTCATATGCCTATTTTACCACATCCATATCTTTGGACAGCTTTATCGCCCAGGAGTCACCATTGAATAAGGTGTAATCCTTATCGCCAATCTCTTCTTTCAAAGCTTTTTTTACAGACTCCCAACTCCAATCGTGTCCGGACATAATCCCACCATCTTTTAACTTATTTCGCCATCCTTTTAAATCAGCCAATACGCCTTCGTACCTGTGATCTCCGTCAATATAAACCAAATCGCATGATGCATCCGGAACAAACTCCAGGGCATCTAAGCTTTTACCCCGACTAAACATGACATTACCAAGGCCCTTGGTACGTTCTTGGAATGCTTCAAATACAAACTTCATCGGGCATTGTTGACTTGCCCTATCCTTAATATCGTATCCGTTTAACCAAGGATCTACGGCAAGGATTTCCTTGAAATACTTGGCTAAAACAATTGTTCCTTCGCCACTATACGCACCAATCTCTATCGCCTTGCCCGTGGCACCTTGCTCATTTGCCCACTTGCAAAGATCAGCCAAGCCTTCCTGTTGGAAGGCATCCCGCATTACCGGAACTTTCAACCTTGCATCGGACCGGCTTGTTGGCCTTGCATTGCACCAGGAGGCAATTGTTGCACCTGCTGTTGCATCTGAGCCTTGCCTGCATCACGAAGCTGTTTCTGGATCGCGCGTGCTGTATTAGGATCAATTTTCTCAAGAGCAGCCAAATGCTGTTGTAAATGTGCCATCAGAACCTGCATTGCACTCTGATCGACCTGTTGCTGCCGCTGTTGAGCCGCCTGGTTAAATGCGAACAGAACCGATATATGCGCCTTGTGATCATCGCTAGGCTTGATTGCGACAGGGAATCCGGTTGAAAGCATTGTCGCAATTTCAGTCGCTTGATCTTCAGACTGATCTCCTGATGCCTGATTAGGATCTTGGAATAGTCTGCGTACAAGGCTGGGGTCATCTTGTTCAAGAACAGATTTAACCAGTTCTGCCTGGTTGACAAAAGGATTATTTTGGAACATCTGCATGCGAGAAACAGATTTCTGCAAAGCAAACTGACGATTTACAAAATCCAATCCACCCTTGGGTTCAATTGAATATTCGTCATGGATGCCTTCCGGAGGCATGGAGCCGGTTTCCTCTGCATACCGATACATCAAATCTTTCTTGTTGTACTGCGTGTAAAGCGACCATGCCTGCTTGAATAAATGGGCAAGACCCATCCGGAACATGCGATTGCGGAGGTCACCGGATGCGGCTGCTTGAGACTGCAATGCTTGAATTTCCGTAGCAGTTTTTCTATCGCTGATCTGAAATTGAGATCCAGCACCAAAATCCGGATTGCCCATGCGCTGCTCGGACAGCAAACGTTCTTCAAGCATCAACTTTTGAAAATCAAATGGTGGCTGACCAAATTGAACTGGCTTTAGTCCTTGGGGCAGAATCTGCCCTGGTTGCATCTTAAGATTCGATGTATTCAGCGAGATCGGATTCTGTGCCTCGAAAACGGGTCGGTTGGCCAGTTCAACGTAATCGGAGAGGGAGTTCTTTAGTTTATTTAGTAGGTTCTCGTTCGGGAGCAGGATCTCTGCAACGCCTCTCGGACTGTACCAACCGCCCCCTGTGACCTCATAGGGGAAATCTACAAAAGGTGGCTCACCGTGATTGTACGGCAAAGTAAATGGCTTGCGGATGTCTTGATCTAGGACAAGCGGACTAAACGTCTCGACCTTCCATCCGTCTTCCGAGGGAGTATGCATCTCCCAAAGAATGATGCGATCATTCTCAGCTTCCTGAGTAATGCCTTCCCGTCTATAAATCTCGTTTTGAATTTCACTTCGTAAGCCCACCGATTTGGAGGGTTTACCAGAAATTGTCCGGATAAACTGGTCGTCCTGGTAGTAAAGCGGATTTGCCTTATAGGAATCGACACTTGTCGAGATGATGTGAACGATGAAATCTGCATCCTTAAACTCCTTTGTCTGAGGAGGAACAATAATGTGAAATGGGTCAATTGCCTCAAACTGAATTTGTTTCTTGTCTTCATTCCAAGTAATCTTGGATACACCGCGGCCATAAAGCAAAATGTGGTCAATTACCGAAACAATCTCTTTTTGAAAGTTGGTGCGTTCGCGCATGTTGTAATCAAACCAACGCTCGGCGGAAACTGTCAAAGGTGCCAACTGCTGGCGCATCGGGACAAAGCTGGATAGAATGTCGTTCCCAATTGCGCTGTTGACGAAGGAAGGCTTTAGCTTTTCAATCGCAGTATCAATCAACTGAACGTGAAGATCAGCAGCAGTAGGCCAAGGCTTGACTCGCCTGCGCACGCCGAAGTAACGGGCCTGGTAAAACAACCGTTGCCGGTTCTCCCAGGTCTCGCGCTGATTCAGCGCATTGATAATGCGCGTGTAATACTTTGCCCTGCGCTCGTCTTTGTCTGAAATAGCGGACATTGATTAAGCCAAAGTGAGAAGATATTTGAGTTGGTTTAAATCGCCCAAGATTGCATCTCTGATATTTTTAAGATCAGTTGCTTGCTCTCCAACAATTTCATTAAACCTTCCGGACAAGAATTTGATCAAATTGTTTGTGAACGCAACGCAAGATTCAAGGCTCATGTAATTCTGAACCTTATAGTTAAATCCATTGCTAGGAATAATCCGGCCATAACGACCCATGAAAGTTTCGATCAATTCATCAATGTTGGTATTAAGAGAATCATAAATTTCTCCAAAAGCTTTGTGCTGGCTAAAAGACTTGGTTTGCCAATGATAAATTTTGTATTGTTGTTGAGCCGTTACAAGAGTTGTCAGCAGTTCCGCACCACCTTGTGCATTTGATTTGCCTTCGCTCATGTTTCCGTACAAAGACGAAAATTGTGAATCCATCGGGTTAATTTCATTTGATGCCATATTATTTGTTCCTATCCGCTTGAAGTTCGTATGAAAGATCGTTGACTGCGTTTAATGCTTTCCTAGCCCACTCGCGTGTTCCAGGTGTTCCTCTGCGGATTTCAATGTAAGTAGGATCTTTCATAAGGTCTTCAACCATCCCCGATGTGTTTGTCACCGGACTTGTTGTCGCGCACCCACCAAGCATCAGGACCAAGATCCCGATTAATGGCATTACGATTATTGCGCCATTCACCCTCAATGTTCTGCGTTCGCTTTTCCTTCCAGCTTGGAATGATGCGAAACACGGCTGCGATGATCTCAAGGATTGCACGCAGCACAAAATCAATTAGTCGATTTTAAGACCAACCGACTTTAGAAAGCTAACGACCTTATCAAGGATAGAATCGTCAGCCGGAGTGGGCGTAAGCTTAACAATAATGCGAGCAGACAAAACGATGCCACCAACAGCGGCAACGATGCTAGTCCAATTCGCGGTAATCCAGTTCCATACATTCATTGTTTATCCTCCTGGGTCAAATCCGGCCATAACGGGGTCATGCGCCACCATCATGTCCTGAAGTGATCTCCAAGTTGGACGTTCTATTTGGAAAGTCAAGCCCATGCCTATATTTGACGGGCTTAAGCATAGGGCAAGGGCATCCGCCCTATCCGGTGATGCTAATCCTCTGGCTCGCATGGAGTCCTTTGATTCTACGCCTAGCTTTCCTTTGCTGTTGGTAATAGTACGCCGACAGGTTAGTTGTGCGGTCAGGTCTTCATCATCAGGAAGGATGATTTCAGAATCTTCAATTTTCTTTGCCATTCCATACCACATCTCGGCTGACCTATTTGTATAAGCATTCCCATCATAAGCCGAACCACCAAAGTTAACCCTATTAACAGTCCAGCCTGCTTCCGCCAAGGCATCGCACATAACCATGCCCATTCCACTAGCGTCCGCGTAGATATTTTCTGGTTCAAGTCCGGCTTTCTTAAATTCAACAATAAACCTTCCTACTGCCGACATCGTATCCTTTTCTCGCCATGCAATCATGGGCAGGATCTTGTTGCCATCGCTTACACAAATTACGTTTTGATCGCCTCCAGCGGCAAAGTCTACGCCAGCCATCCTTACACCTGGCTTGAATCTAGGTGGTGAGTTATAGCAGTTCTGAAGTTGGTTTAGGTTAATGACCAGGCTTTCGGCACCTATGTCCACAAACTCGCCGTAAATCATGGAGCGAGTAAGCGGATGCTTCTCGCCATACCGCTGGATCACCTCGTCAATCTGCGCCTTGGTTATATGTGGGCAGTCAAAGGCTGTAACAGCATGCTTCTGCCACATTGCTGCCTCCTTGGTGAATGCCCGATAGAAAGCCCCGCTGGTACCGCCAGGGCTGGATGCAATTAGCAAACGGGTTGGTTGACACCGGCTGATGGCCTCGAATAGCGGGTCTGCGACAGTCTTGGCTTCGTCAACCACCATGAGCAATGGATGGTATTCGTGGTCCTCGGCATGCCAGCCTTCAGCACGCCCTGGGTCGGTGGCTGAGTAGCCTATGATGCGGCTGGTATTGCCGTTTGGGTGGAGGTAGCGGATCTCGCCAGATGTGACCTCCCATGCGCCACCAAGCTTGGCAATGTGGTTGCGCAGGCTAGGCCAGAGTTGGCTTTCGACTTGACGAAAAACGCCTGCGGTTGTTACGGCGATTGAGCGCGGGTAAACCAGCGCATGCCATATCAGAATAGCCGAAATGACGGTGCTGGTCTTGCCGGAGCCGTTTGCTGCACGCAGGGCTACGCGACAGTCTTTAGGCTCAAGATCACGCAGTACCTTCCGTTGCCAATCATACAGATTGATTCCAAGCACGTTAGCAGCGAATGCGGCTGGTTTGGATAGGTCTAAAAGAATCTCTTCTTGGCTACGCTTAGGAGGCTTTGGCATTAGTGTGAGTTAAGACCTCTTTTTGTTTTGTGCCAGAATAATTTAGGGGGGGTATATATAAAAATTATGGGGCTGGGGGCGTGGCGGGTGGCGTGGTGGTGTACTTGGCCAAGCTTTCTGCTCTTGGTTTACGAGTCCGCATTTTTCGTCCACGTCTTTTCACTTCCTTAATTGGCGTTGTGGTTACAATAGTTTGCGTGCCATTTGTCGCACAATAGCTATTGTCTCGAATTGGTAGGGCTGGTTTATCTGTAATTACTTCCGCTTCAATCACTTGCGCTTTTTTTCGTCCTGCAATGCCTGCTAATAATTGCGCAAGGTTCCCGCCTATTTCGTGCGTCACTCCTTGTGTAACATTAAGCCGTGCACTTGGTTGCGAGTGGTTATAGATTCGCTCCGCCATCCATGCTTTTGCCTGCCATGATTTTTGGCCTGCTAACTCTATGTCTCGAAGCAAGGAAAGCTCATGCTTTTTTCTGGCGGTTTCTACTTTTCGGGCGAAGTCCGGACGGCGAGAAACCCAAGTTTTAATAGTGTTTGCGTTTACACCTACAAGTGCGCCGGCCTTTTCTATTGTGAATCCGGAACCGCAAGCGGATATAATTTCATCCGCAATCTTGTCGGTGAATATCTCGCGCCCGTTCTTTGCTTTCTCCGGTGCGCTAGGAGTTGCGCTAATTTCATCCATTAAGAAAGCTTATAGCATATTCTGAAACAATAAAAAGTATTGAATGCCTAAGCCGGTTGCGTATGTTTGCCCTTATGAATAGCACACACACCAATACCGAAACGAGCGCGGTTCAAGTCGCTCGTAAAACTAAAACATGGAGAATTGGAGAATGTTGCGCTGGCGGAGTTATTCGCGCAAAGAGTTGCGGGGAGATAGTCAAATTGGAAATCCGCGACTATTACAATGACGCGATTTTGAATAATGGCGCATTCGGAAGAATCCATGAGAGATATATTTTTGAATATCTTACAGAGTTTACTTCCCCTTATTATGCTGAGAAGGTCATTGAATGGATTAAGCGCAAGGTTTGGGGGAATGTATGATGACAAAAGAATGGGCTACAACGTCAACGGGCGGGGGATTCTCTCGCCCTTCCAAAATGCCTTGCCCTGCCTATTCTATTCCCGCGAGCCTTTGCAAGGTAGGCGGGAAACTAAGAAAGGTGGAAGGATCGGTTTGCTCAAAATGCTACGCGATGAAGGGTAACTATAATTATCCTGCTGTGCGCAATGCATTGGCTCGCCGTTTGCGTTCCCTGCGCCGTTCCGATTGGGTGGATAGTATGGTTTACCTTATCGAAGCGGAAGGAAATGCGTTTTTCCGATGGCACGATTCTGGAGATATTCAGAATCAAAATCATCTTAAAAAGATAGTCGAAGTATGCGAACGCACTCCAAACGTGCGCCATTGGTTGCCCACAAGAGAGGCGGGAATTCTTCAGTCATTCATAAATAACGGCGGGAAAGTGCCTGAGAATCTTACCATTCGCCTTTCCGCTCATATGATAGACGGCGTTGCGCCGTTGCCATTGGCTCGACGTTTAGGTGTGCAAGTTTCAACAGTCGTCACAAGCGGTAAAACTTGCCCATCATCTGAGCAGGGCAACAAGTGCCTAAGTTGTCGCGCTTGTTGGGATAAAAAACAGGAGGTTGTCGCATATGGAAAACACTAGTTTTTTTTATTCCATTTACAATTCACAAGGCCAATTCTTCGCGCGGTTCACATCTTACCGGCGTGCGCTCGTTTGGGCGATTCGCAACGGGATGGAGTGGACGGCGGAAATAAAAAAAGAAAAGGAGAATACGAAATGAAACAAAAACTATGGACCGTTTACGCAAAGAGCGTAATTTCCTACCAAACTGACATTTGGGCGGAGACAGAGGAGGAGGCAATTGATAAGGCTCGGAAACTTGACGGCTCGGAATGGGATGAACATGAGAACACCGGCGGGATTGAAGTGACGGATGCGGATCTATACGATGAGGTGAACAAATGAACATTCCCTACGTCTTCGCGAATGGGCTCGTTTGCGGCATCGTTCTCGCATCGTTCGTGTTCTTCATGGGAAAGAAGTAGTTTCCCCTCGCCTTTCCCCGTCATGGGGGAAGGGAGAGGTGAAGCCGCTAGGCTTGCCTAAATAAATTAAGTAAATGGAGGAATAGAAAATGAAAAGATTCGAAACATTCGAAAAAAAATATTTACCAATTGATCGAAAGGATGGGACGATCCTTTTTGAAACATACGGGAAGGACTTGGAACAAATTAAGCGAACATATCCCAACAAGGTTTGGACGTTATTGGATTGCGATGGGAAACTTGTTATTGGTGCCGGATATCATTACGTTAATAGGTTAAATTATATTATATCGATCAGGCCTTGGTCTGATCCAACTGAATGTTATTCCTATTGATACAATAACTAAAATCCGGCAGGCTAATCCCTGCCGGATTTTTTATGCTCAAAAATCTGGTGCAATCTTTGTAAAAAATTATGGACAAAAATCAAATCTTAAAAGAATACTTTTCCCAAATCGGGCGTAAAGGCGGGAGCGTTAAAGGCTCTCAAAAAGCCAGGACGCGCGAACATTATGTTGCTATGGTTAAAACCCGCTGGGCTAAACAGCTGGAGCGTCAAACCTTAAGCGAGAGCGTTAAGGCATCTGGCGAGAGCGTTAAGACCTAAGCTTACTTGCCGATCCGGCAACAGCAGGCTCGGTTACCCAATGGCCTGTTAGGCATGGGTGGTGGCTCAACCTTAAACTTAACACTATGCTCCCGCTGTCCTCTACTTACCTTGCCACTAAGACGCTTTCTAGGGGCATCCTGGCTCGATTTTGAGGCATCCTGGTGTCTTTTCATATTACTCTAGACCAGGTTTTTGGTTAGCACAGGCTTCCCGTAGCTTCCTGAGATCACTCTGGTGCTTCCTAAAGAACACCGACAGCCTAGCCACAGCCAAGCTAATGTCAGCCCATTCAGCCTCAAACACCTCGAAGCTACAGTTGTTTTCCATGTCCTGCACCAACTGGCATAGCAAACGGAGGACTGCATGCAACTGTGCATTCTCAGCATGTAGCAATCGAATGTACTCCAGCTTCAGCTTATCCGAATCCTTCTTCACCTGGTTATTGTAGCACACCGGCTGCCACCCTTTTCATTTCTGGTGAATCGCACTACGGGAATGAGCGTAGCGGTAGGGGTAGGACGGACTAAGGAGTCCTACCTCTACATTCCCTCCGTGATTTTCTTTCATATATATATATGAGTCTGACTGCTCTATAAATGACAGTGAAATGACAGGACCTAGAAAGTAGCTTGGTTGGCAGTATATAAGCCGTTGTCTGACAATATCTTCTTTGCTTTTGACAGTCTCTTTAAGTGGCGATAGAAGGTTGACTCTGATACTTCCAGCTTTTCCATGATATGACGGGCCAAATCTCCGGCCAACCATTCCTTCGATCCCATCTCGCCAAGGAACCTTTTATCGTCAACTGCCTTGTGCGCACCTGGTTTCTTTAGCTTGTCCGGATTGAGATTAAAATTCTGCCGGAACAGCGGGTAAGACCATTGGACAACAAAGGCATCCATAGGGCTGAAGTTGCGGAGCGTCACCTCACAGGTGAAGGTGCGCTCATCCTCTTCATGCGGTGTCAAGACCACCAAGCTATCGGGGTTACGCGCAAAAACACCTGACCCACTGAACCTATCAATCGCCTCGCTGCCACTCTTATTTCCCTTGCTGAAATGATGTGACAGGATGATCGACAGGTTGTGACGGGTGGCTAAGTACTCAAACTCGTTCATCAGGCTTGACATGTCTCCGGCTGAGTTCTCATCCCGCTCCCCCATGAGCATGTAGTTAGGGTCAAGGATAATCGCTTGGTACCCTCGCCCCTCAATCTGCTTCTCGATCATGGGGCGGATCAGGGTTAGATCGGCAGCATGACCGCGCAGGGTCCAAACATCAAAGTCATCGACCTTCCCTTCCAATCCCTTCGCCTTGATCACATCCGCCAACCGGTTGCGGAAACTCCACTCTTGGATCTCGAAGTTAATAAACAGCACGCGAGCCTGGTGAGTCTGCTGTCCCCACCAAGGCACACCGGCATGTAACGAAAGGGCTAGGTCAATCAGCGACCATGACTTGTAGGCCTTACTGCCACCGCCCAGTAGCAACTTGCCTCCTCGGTGTAGCATCCCATCAATCAGAACCTGTGGTGCAGGCATGTCCTCGCGCACCAACTCTGAGTATGATTTGATCGGCGGCCATTCCTCGGTCTTTGGTTTCAGTCCTAGTGCAACTGCTGGTTCAATCATTTTCCCTCCTTGCAGAACCATAGAAGGCTCTGTGTTTTGTCTTCTCTTTTTGCCCCTGCCATCCTGACGGGCTGGCTGGGTTTGAATGTCGCAGGATCGCATCCGAGCGGAACAAGAAAAGCTTTTAATTGGTTTTCCCACTCCTGCTTTACCGGACTCTCGAACCATCCGTGCAAACTCTTTCCGGCTGTGTCAACGATGGCGTGAAGCTTCATCCGGAATAGGTCGCGCATAAGCTGGAACACCGCGCCCATCTCTGGTTTGGTCAGGACATCCGACTCCACCACCAGGTACCGGCGCACATCCACGTTGTCATTAGCCCTGCTAATAGTTCCAGACTTGAATACGGCTCCGGTTGTGAACTGCCCCACCGGCTGCGTCAGCTTCATCCAATCCTCAACCCGCTGGAAGTTTTTGGGATGGCTCCCACTATCCTTAACCGCTCCAATCCATACGATGTCATCCGGCTTAAACAACGACAATATCCCGTGGTAATCGTTAAACCCATCCAGCCCCTGGGGGCTGCTCTCAAACATATCTGCAGGGTCCCAATTGTAATGGGTCAAGTACCGGCTCTTATTGGACTCAGCAATCGTTCCGATCCGATCAATGATTTCTGCCTCGGCATCCTTCTGGATTACCAAGGGCCTTGGTATGCTTGACCCACCGGACATAATGTTAACCGGCCTGTATAACGGGTCATCGAGAATCAACTTGCGAAGTTGCTTGTTGACCAAATCCCTATGCGCAACGCATGAGGTGTGCCAGCAGAATACTGTTGGAACGCTGTCAATGAAGACTGTTGTATCCCGAACCCTGGTATGACTGGTGTGGGTATGTTCGCCTGGACACTTGCACAGCCCGTGATTCTCGGACTGCCAATCCACGGCACCTACTATTGATTCTGCTTTGGATTGTGCGTTCATGTTAAATCATCCGGCTTTGTTTCAAGTGGTCGACACACATGGAGGAACCAGCCGCAGGATCTCCCTGCGTACCATTCGCCGGATTTATTATTTAATCTCTAGCTCAATCGCCTTCTTTGATGCCTCAACAATATCCTCCGCCGTAATGTTGCGGAGCGCATTGCACCACATCTGAGTCTTGGCCGTCTTGTTTGTCGCATCCTTGCACTTGGCCTGGGGCAATCCTGCATGCGGCCTGCATGGGGCATGTGGACATACTTCCGGCTTAAACACCGACACGTTCAGAGGGTAGAATTGCATTCTGTCAATTGGATCATACGATCCCCACAACGACACGCAGGGTGTATTCAGCCCCGCGGCGATATGGTTGACGCTACTATCCGGAGCCACCACAAAGTCTGCGTTGGCAACGATTGGGAATAGCGACCTAATCGCCTTGGTTGTGTTAAACAAGTCAATCACGCGGGGATGATCGACAGCAAAGTTGTTGCTGTTGTCCAGCCCGATGATTACTGCGTGATGTTCAGGATACGCCTCCAGCAACGCCAGCACCGCGTCCTGACCCATCCGAGGTGGATAGGTTCTGGTTGGGCCGGATGACGAAACGTGATAGGCAAAATACTTCTCAGGCAAAGGCCATTTGCCCAACGCCTTAATCTCCTCATGGTCTGGTTCAATCAGGTGAAGCATCGGCTTGCAATACTTCGCCATCGTCTTCTCATCCCACACGCCCATCCACTCGTAGATCCGTTTGTAACAGTTTCCACCACCCGTCCCAAGCTTCGTCTCGCCGACTTGACCGCTGAACAGGTCATCGGTAGGAAGGTGTGCATCATAGCTGTCCCAAGCCTCAAGCGTGCATGGCAGGGGATAGAGCTTTGCACCTAGTCCGGCATAAAGCGGTAGGTTTCTGGCGGGGGCATAAACATCGACCACACCACCCGACTCCTGCACCAAGTAGTTTACAAACGCCGTTGCAATCACGGCATCTCCAATCGCTCCTGCGCGGTACACGGCAGTAGCACCACCCAAAGACCTTCCCTTATAGTATGGTTTGATCTTGTGTGGGCATGGGATTGAATCCGACCACATCCCGCCGGTTAACTCATCCGGAAGAAGATATGTATTGCGAACGTGAAGTAGATTGTCATCTACCTTGTGAAGTGCATTTGTGTTATTTGTCCATAGTTTCATTTAGTTCTCCTTATGTTTGGCATGGTATCAACGAAGATGGGCATTTGTCCATAATGAATATTTTGTATTACGTTGTAATACGCAAAATCAGTTGCCTCATCCTTGTTCCATTTATTCGTCTTCATGAGTGATTTAATGACCCATTCAACAGAATAAACTGCATGATACCTATCATCCAAGAATGATGCTCCAAGTAGGGCATCATCAAGTCCGTTCATGATGATTGTCGTATCATCATCAGGAATTACGCTTAGGATTGGGTGTAAGTTTCTAGCGTGCTTATGCATCTGATTATTTCCGCCGCGACTTGCGGGACGATGGCATTTCCCAATCCTTTAAGTCTGTGTGTCCTATTGGGTACCCCATGAGCCACTCGACCCACGCTGGGTTCAGGGAGCCACGTTGCCATTCCTCCGGAGTTGTTCCACGAATGTCCGGATGGTTCACCAACATTTTTTGCATGTTTCCCTTCGGAGTTCCCGCCGCATCCTCGTTTGCCGATGGAGTAGGCCACATCTTCGAGTTCTTTGTTTCCCCCCTCTCCACCGCATAATCCAACCTGTCCCTCGGCTTTTCCGATACTCCAGCTCCCTTGTAGTCCGATTGATTGGGGGTCGGCCACATCTTGACCGCAGTTTGTAGGGTTGCCCCCCACTTCGTACCGTTGGCCGATGTCCTTGTCTTCCCGTCCTCCGACACGCTCCCGCTCTTGGCTCCGGTGTGCGCTCCCCTCGGACAGGCTGATGGAGTCGGCCACATGTTCGGCTCCGGACAAGCCCTGATCTGATCCTGTAGGTTCAGAGTGTGTCCCTGCCTTTCCTCCAAGGTTGAAGCATTCTTCCAGTTGTTTGCGTGAGGAGTGCGCCACATCATGTTGGGTGGTTGATAGTAAACTTGCTCCCGAAGAGTTGAGTGAGTTGTGCGACCCTTGCGATTGGATTCGTACTGCTTCTTCAATGCCTCTTCGCTCCGCACCGGAAGACTGTCCATTGTGTTTGGAGTGAGCCACAATCCAGCATCTGTCGCGCCTGTGCGATGCGTCAACGGAGCAAGCTGGAATAATGAGCGTTTCGACTTCGTAATCTTCTGTTTCCAAATCAGAATGCACTTGGTCGAGTGCCATGTTAACGATTCCAGCAACATTCTCACCAATGATCCAATCGGGCTTTGTTTCGCGTATAACTCGGAGCATTTCCGGCCAGAGATAGCGGTTATCATCCTTGCCTCTTCGCTCCCCGGCAACGCTGAATGGTTGGCATGGAAATCCTCCTGTGAGAAGAGAGATTTTTGGATATAGGTTGCCTCGTACTTGGCGGATGTCTTCGATGATCGGGACTTCCGGCCAATGCTTTTTGAGGATGGCTTGGCAGAATTTGTCCTGCTCGCAGAATCCAATTGTTTTGTATCCGTTCCACTTTGCGGCAAGGGCAAAGCCACCGATTCCAGAGAAAAGATCGAGGTGTGTTTTTTCATTCACTTTCTATTAACTCCTTTGCTACCAATGCTCCGGCATCAACCAGAGCTATGATTTGAATAATATCAATCGCGCGTCCGTGAGTTGCGCGATCCCTCTCTACTGCCAGCCTGTTCTTGGCATTGAGGAGAATGTCGCGTAACCACTTGAGTCGTTCTTTAGCCTCCACGTTCATCACATTCCAGATTTCATGCGAAACTTCTTCGACTTACTTTTACCAGCAGCAGCAAGTGAAATCGCAACCATCTGTTTGTGTGAGCGAGGAACACCATTTGCACCGCGAGCCTTGCCAGTTTTTTTGTTGTCCATCGCCAGTTCATGCATGTTCTTCGATACGTCTTTACCTAGTGGCATAGTTTATTCTCCTTATTTATAATAGGGATTTGGCACATCCGGTGCTTTTACCCCGAAGCTTGGGTTTTCACATCTACGACAATCGCGAATATCAAAATCAAGTATCTCCCCGTTATTAAGCAATACGGTAAAAATCTTATTGTGATCCATGCCGTAATCCGTAACCAAGAATGCAAGCCCCTCTCCTTTGGGGGTCATCATCCATAGCTCCGGCTTGAGTTGAATCATCTCCATGCTGGTCCTGTAAACCATCCAACCAGCACCCACCTTGTACCCCATATCGGAGCGCGAGCGCGATGCTCCAGGTAGGACGGGAACCAGCATCCGGCTCCCTGCTCCCGAATAAACTGCTTGTTGTCGATGTCGGCCTTAATTTGCAATCCGCCGCCCAAGTACTCGGTAGGATCGGATAAGTTGACAACTGCTGTAAGTTTTCTTTCGCTTCCATTATACGAATCGAAATGCCACCAAAACTGCTGGAGAGGTGAGTACTTCAAGATCTGCAACTGCTGCAGTCCGGTAATGTCAAACTTCCAGTTCTCCGCATTAATCATAGCAGTCAGTTCTGACATGATATTGTAAATCCACTTGTGATGCTGGCTGTTTGGAATCCAACAGGATGAGCAAGACCTGGCAAAAGACTTCTTAACCGAACCGTCCTTCTTCATAACTGTGGCTCGCTTCATGCCGATGATCTGTGCGTCATCCCGAAGCATCACGCATTGCGCAGGAGTAAGAACGTAGCGATCCACGCTCGCACCAAGAACCTTCTGAACATATTTATTTTCCATTATCAATCTCCCTTTTTAACCAGTAGAACAATGCATAAGCACCAAAAAATAGGAAGGCGAGTAAAGATGCCAGGAATGACATGTAAAGAACAATCCAGCATATTGCCCATGCAAAATCAGCAATTGCCACCAACATCATTTTGTAGCCTTGAAGACCCGACTAATCAGAGTCTTGTTATCAATTGGAACACCTGATGCTCGGCACCAGAATCCAACCGCTCCGATCTTAAAGTCTCGGATTAACTTCTGGATCTGGTGGACGTTTTTGTATTCCTCGCAATCACCCAGGAAGAATCTCTTCCCCAGGTTCCGGCGCAGGATCTTCATCCCATCAATCACACCGCGCCGTTGCAGTAATCTCACATCATCAATCGCTCGCTTGGCAACTTCTCCGGCAAGTTGCTGAAGCTTCTCATCGTAACATCCCTTGGTAAGATGGCTTGACCGCATTAGTATCTCCTCTTTGTTTTCTTTTTATGCTGCTCAATCCATTTGGCATACTCGTTCCATAGGTAGGCAGCGTCCTGCGCTTCCTCCTTTGTATCGAATATATCGGTCAATGGAGGTAGCCCGTTTGTGGGTACAGCCCCCCATAGGCGTGGACCAATCGTGTATCCGGCTGTGGTATGTATGCGCCACTTGCCACACTCTGGTACCACCTTGACAGTTGTCATCGACCTAGTTCCACAAACTTGGCATCGTCAGACTTGATCTGCTCAATCAGCCTTACCATATCTCCAGACTGCCCAGCGTAATGAATGCAGTACGCATCCTTGTAGCGATCCAGGCCAAAGTGCGACTCAACGCTGGTCATACAATTGTAAGCCGGATCAAGTTCCTGTAACGGAACATTCCACAAGTGGATCATAATGTTCATCCAGGTTTGTTCGGCAAAGTGGTTCGGCAGCAGTCCAAGTGGAGGCATCGACAATACTCCAACAGCCTTGGACGATATGATAAACACTCCGGTGTTGACGTAGAATCTAGGGTCGATCCTGGCTCCGAATGCTCCCGCAAGTTTACCCATGTCATACTTGCGATCCAAGAATGCACCCTCATCGAATGCCTTGAACATCTCAACGTCTTCACCCATGTCATCGCAATCGTTGGAAATAAGGATGTCGCAATCTACAAACGTGACCTGCTCGTATCCTTTGGTTGCCATGATGTTTCCAATCGCAGACTTGCTGTATTGGACCGGCTCAATCAAAGGCTTTTCAAGTGCAATGAAATCAATCTTGTGCCGCTTACAATAGGCTTCCATCCTGGGCCTGGTAAGTTCCAGAACCTTCTTCCAATCATCTCCAAACGCCTGTGTGACTAGCGCGCGCTTCATTTGTCCCTCTTGTCGTAGTCTTCCCAGGTGTAATTCCACGACTCCCTAATTGCTTCATCTCTTGTTTCGTATGTATCATAATGTGTCCAATCATCCTTGTTCCCATAGCCAGCTTCGTCTAGATAAACCGACCATTCTGGCTTACCATTTTCATCCATTTCTTTTACAATCCATCTCATAATCTCGGAACCTCCTTTTTGATTTGTGCTAACACGAAAAGCGACCTTACCAGCGCACGCTCCAAGTGGTCAATACTTGTTTCGCCATTGTTATCAGGACACGGTGTGGATTTGTGAAGTTGCATCTGCGCTGTGGCAAGGTGCCGGATCGCTCTGGCAATGTGGTAATCGTGCGTAGGACGATCCTTCTCCAGCCAATCTCCGTAGGCAGACTTATCCGACCCCTTGCCCATCACGCGCCACACGATCTCCTGCGCGGCATTGCCCATCTCTTGGATCGTTGGAGCGTTCATTTCTTCCATCCCTTTATAGTAAACCATGCAATCATTAAGAAGAAGGCAGCATTCAATAGGCGAAGCACCATGTCAGTAATTTTTATGAATAAGTCCCATGCCTCACTCATAATTTCATCCCTGGCGGAGTGTATTGCTTCACCCATGACCAAACCTTCTGCATGGCGCAGAAGGCTATGCCAGCCTGGTAAAGCTCATCATCATCCCAAACCTTCGTCATCAATGTGCTTGGATTATTTGAAGCCAAAACAACAGATACACACGCGCATTGTGGATTTTCTGAAGCAGTCCGGTATGCCCAAAGTTGGGCGCAGTCCGTATCGTAAAACGGATCGTACTTTGGATTAACCTTCCGGTTCTTTAGGTCGATGATAGCGTCACCCACATTGCGTAGCTTGATGTAGGCATCACACCTTCCCGCATAGCCTGCGCCGACAAGACCCTTTTCGCACCAGTAGGTTTTCTCAACGTTTGCATCGGCCCACTTCTTAAATGTTTCGATGTATGGAGCAAGTGTTTCATCTCCTGATATAGGTCTTCCGAGTAGGATGTTTTCCATTTCGGTATGCATTTTTGTCCCGTGTTCCGCCGCCTTGCTTGTCGATTCTTTTGAGTCCTTAACGACTCGCTTTGCGTATTCTTCGAGTGTTTCATTTTCCTCCTTTGGCAGCGTCAAGCATGCCATGATTGCCTGTTCGATCTTCCAATTCGTAAGCTGTGGCTTGTCCAGAATAGACAGAATGCTTGTTACACTAGGGTACAGAAGCATCTTCCTGGCATCTGCCACAGTCGTGTTACGGAAGTTTCCATTCTTTCCCATGATCGTATGGGCGGATTCACCTTCAGCCGTATACCAATGACCCGCCTGGTCGCTGTGGACCAGACGGGTATTGGATGGCTCCTTACTCGTGATGGTAAGTGCCATATAACTTAGAACGGAACGTTTTCGCCGTTGCCGTCCTTGTCTCCGAATTTAACAGAACCAGCGGAAGATTCAGTTGCGCCAAATTCTTTTGACGCACGGATCTTATCCTGCAACCATTCCGGCATGTCCTTAAACTGACCGCCTTCCTTTTCCTCAATCTCGTAGTACATGAGATCATTGGTTGTTTTGGCAGGAGCAGTCATGCCCTTGGGAAGCTTGGAAGCTCCAGCAATGGCGCAGTACTGCCTCCCCTGCTGGCTGGTCTTGTGGATCAGCGTCAGCATGGCTGGCTTGCCAAGAAGGTTCTTTAAGCTGAATGCCTTTAGCTCTGCCGCCGTGAATGTCTGACCGCGCCATTGTTCGAGCAACTTCCGCAGGCTGGCTTTCTCTCCGAGGCTGCGGGTCTGCTCGATGGATACGACCATCGGCTTGCTAATCTTGGTGCGCTTGCCCTTCTCCTCAACCTCGAACTCATCCGTTTGATCCGGAAGCTCGAATGTCAGGCGAACTTTGGGGGACCATTTCTCCTGGCCGTCCCAATTGGTTTTCTGGTGACCGAGGTCGACTAGGCTGTAAAGAACGCCAACTGTTGCTCCGGCTTCGGGCAACTTGCGTTCCGTGTTCTTTGATGTTTCGCTTAGGGTTAGTGCCATGTTATCTCCTTTATTTATTTGGGTTTTGTATTGGTTGTATGTATGTGGGGTGAAGTTCGTCAGGCTTTTTAACCCAGAATCCTCCGCCTACTGAGGTGTGGGTTAAGGCATTGGCATGCTCGATCTCCATGCGAGGAGGAGCAATTGTTCGCGCAAGTTCACAAATGTCATCGGCTGTCAAAATGACCAGCCACTTCTTCTCTCCGTTGCGCCGAAAGAACACCGCTGGGATCTTTCCATTCGGACAATCGCGCATGGCCTGCTGCATCCAGGCTTCCGGCTTTAATTGCTGGCAACGCTTGCCTTCAATGTGAAAAGGAAAGTTCTCGCAAACCACATCCCCGCTACCACCCTCTGGATTTCCGGCATACTGCTGGCTACGGCGAGCTTTATGCCAACCTTGCTCCCTTAAATATCCAGCCAACTCCCGCTCTCCCGCTGCGCCTTTTGCCCTGCTATTGATTTTCCCCATCCGCTGGTTCTAGCGGAACAGCCCATATCGCGTCAACAACCAAATTTAATTACGATAATACTTATTAGCTTCCCTAATATCCCTGTTGAATTGGCGCATCATTTCGTAAACAGTAAGACCCTCTTTAACTTCTGGATTCTTATTCAACCATGCAATCGCTTCATCGAAGGATTCAACATCCCTCATGGCTTCCTCAAACTTTGCCCAGGCTTGTTCTTCAGTCATAGGTTCTGAAATACACGCCAACCCTGGCCTGTCGAGGGACAAAGCTTTGTAGTCAATGTCCTGCATTTGGCTATTGGCAACAACCAGAAAAGATCATCATGCATCGCCCAGCATACAACGTAATCTACTCCGGTAATTGGACGCTTGGGAATGTTGAACCCATTTCCAATCGATGTGGTAAACCTATACTTTGTTCGGCCCTGCTCAATTGCTTGCGCGGTCTTCACTTGAATTCTTGTGAACTTTCCATTTTTTTCCGTAACTAAATCATATCCGGAAAAGTCTTCGTAAGGTAAAAGCACATTGTAGCCACATCGTAGCAACGCACCGGTTACGCGCGTTACTCCAATTGCTCCAACCTGTCGCGAGCCTAGTTTCATGCTTGACTCCATTTTGAATATACTGAATAGTTTTCACATGAAAACAATTCAAATCTTATTGATGATGGCTTTGGCTTCGGTTGCATTGGGTCAGGATGAAAGTGCTATGAATGATTTTGTCGGCGGCGTTTATGATGGGGGTGGAATATATGCAACTGCTGGTAATGTTGCTGTTGGAGCGCATGGCGCAATAATAGAAGCTGGGGATACATATTTTACTCCGCGCGGAGTTTATGTAAAAGCTGGAGATAGTTATGTTTCAGCAAATAGAACTGTAGTCCGCGCCGGTGATTCATTTGTTGGATGTGGTACTGCGCAAGTAAAGGCCGGTGATGTTTTTGTTGGTAAAGATATTTCAATTTCATCCGGATCTACGATTGTCCGAAAATCCTGGGCGAGTCGTTAACCCTGCCCAAAAGCAGATAACCTATTCCGAATCCTGGCTTCCAGACCAGGAATAAACTTGCGCCGGTTGGGGTCTATTTCAGCCCTTCTATATTCATCTTGTAATTGCGCATCGCTTGCCGCTCGCATCAACGCCTGCGGCTGAACCATTCCAATTGCCTGCAATGTCTTTGGTCCAAGACCTCCGTCAACAGTTACATTCTGCCCGAGCGCGTTTAATCCCTGTTGGATATATTTCGTTGCACCGCCCATCCCTCGATTGAACGCAAGATCCTGCGCGAAGGGGCGCATGGCTTGAGGCAATTGCGACACGAACGGTGCCGTGTATCCTTTGATATATTCTGCCGCAGCCGCCGCTCTTTCTTGCGGAGGCAACGCCGCGATGGCCTGGAAGGCTTCCGGATGGTATTTGTCATTGATTCCAGCTACTTCATAACTTCCACCCTGATCTCCGGATGGCAACTTGTAGATTGCAAGATTACCCTGCTTATCCTTGCGCCCCTCCCATTCAACAGTTTTGTAAGGGTCTGGAAGACCCTGTTGATCTAGTTGTGGTTTTGTGGTCATAGGTTCTGGTTGTGGGATCTCCTGTTGTTTTTGAATTGTTTGTTGCGGTTCCTGGCTGGGAGCGCGTGTATATCCCTCAAATTGATTTTTAATTGCGTTATTACGCATATCCGATTCAAGCTGATTGAACCGGCTAGAAGATCCTGCGATATCAAACTTTGCCATTATTGCTGTTCCTGCAAAAGTTCACTTGCTATTTCCTGCCTCTTCTGAAGATCTTCTGGATTTGTATACATTAACTGTCTTGCCATTGTTCTACCAACCTGGAATTGCGGTGCTTTGCCATTAACAACACCCATAATATTTTCCCTGCTCATTCCTCCACGCCGCATTGCCATGATCGCATCATTGCTGTTAAGCCCCCACTTTAATGATGCAAGGTATGTTTCATGCATGTCGTTAAAAAGCTTTTCTCTGGATTGAATCATTTCACCAGTTCCGGATTCCAATGCCATTCTGCTTTGTTTCCCTGGAGACATGTATCTTTCGGTAAATAATGATGTTGATTTTCCAATATCATCATTGAACCGGCTTGCCCTAAATTGCAAAGCCTGGTCGATATTTACAGTTTGCGCACGAAGACCGGCATAAGATGAAAGGTTTTCTGTAATGGAAGGAACTTTACCATATCTACCAAGGTATGGATCTGGTTCGCCCTTGATTGCAAAGTAAAGATTACGAATATCTGTAAAAGTAGACGGCTCAAACGTTCTTAACGCATACTCTCCATAATCAGAAATCTTCTTTGCGGTACTTGCCTGTGGATTTGTAATAGCCTGTCCAGTTGTTCTTTTGTTTGAAATCATATTGATTGCAACATCGACAGGAACGCTGATACCAAAAAAATTTCCAATAAGATTTGCTACTGCTTTAGCAAGCCCAGCGTCCAATTGTTTTTCTGACATGAAAGCATTGATTGGCTGGCGATAAATATCAAACGGATCAGAAAATGAAAGATCAATATACTTTACATTATGCGTTTTGGGATCAAATGAAATTGGCATTAGCATTGAATCTTGCTGATAATTTGGAGCAAACTTCTTTAATGCATCAACATCTTCCTTCTTTTTGCCAAGACATGATAGCGCAATCTTTGTTGCCGCACCGTAAATTGAATAGGCCAGGATTGATCCAATTGCACGTTTCAGCCCATACTTTCTCATGCCAGGGGTTTTCATGTCCTCAATGGCATACTTTGCTGTCCAATATGAATTTCTAATACGCTCTGCATTCCATGAAATAAAGTTCTTTCCAAACGGACTTGTCCTGAAATTTTTTAACAATAGAGGAAGTCTTTCATATGTCGGCCTTGTGTTGGAAACTCGTTCGGCTGCCTCAATTTCCGCATCATGCCTGCTCAATCCCTTGCCATCCATCAATTGTTTAATCTCGTTTTCCCATGCAGTAAGCTTGTAGAAGTTATCACCAGACCTATAAGCAAAATTTGCAAAATCAATAATAGATCCACCAATTTTTCCAAAAAATTTAGGAACTCCATATCTTTCCATAAAGGATGCAAAACTTCCGCTGTCAGCATGTGCATCACGCAACATTGCATTCAACTCATCAAACTTTGCATTGTTATAAATTCCAAGTGCCATACCCCTGCGAAGGTAGGCGCGCATAGCAGGAGTATCTGCCTGTGGAACTCCAAAATCCGCAAGGATCGCCATAGTACTTTTAACGCTATCAAGAAGAGTAAAGTTCCCATTTTGAATTTCAATTGGGATATTGAATAGAAAGTTTCTAATTTGTCCTTTGTACGATCCAACAGTTTTACTCCATTTGTAAAAGGCATTTATTTTTGCAAAAGTTTTGTAAACTAAACCGGCCTTATCTGCTGAACCAAATCCCTTAATTGCATCGGCAACACTTTTTTCCATGTACACACCATTTAGCGGAGCCAAGACTTCGCTTCCTTCTGATGCAAATGCAACAGTATTTGGAGCCGGATAATCAAAGAACAATCCATTCCTAAATCCTGCTTCCTTGAGATTGACCAAAGTCCTATGGCTTGTGAAAAGATTAACCATCTTTGTAGCAGACTTCATATATCGAACCAATGGGTCGGTATATTCACCCATTAAATATCTGATTTCTTCTGGTATGGCTTTACGTGTTTTTAACACCCCAAGCTTCTTGGATACCCCATAAGACTCCGGACTAAATGGTTTTGCCTCACCACTCTTTGCGCCGCCTTCCTCAATAATCCTCTGCACCTCACCCATTAGCCTGTCTTTAGGAACATTTCCTGTTTTGTGTATTTCCTGAATGTATGGCTCCGGAGCAAGCGGAGGAGGGGTTCCAGGCTGCGCGTTATCCTGGTGGGCCTGTAGCCTGCGCGCATAATCCTCCATCTCCTCTTTTGCCTCGGTAAGCATTTGATTTTTTACATACTCAACGCTTTTTGCAAATAAAGCTGGATCGCGTTTTTGTAGCATAGCCATATCAAAGTTTGGATTATCAAACTTTTCATATGATCTATTTAAGTATGATCCAATATTGCTTCCAAAAATTTCTTTACTTCTTTCGGATAGCAACCCTTCTTCAGACATCAATTTTGATGAGAGAGTATCAAGTTGATCACGTAATACTTTTACAGGAGTTCTTAATTGATCCGGAAGTGATTCAATGCCCGTATTCCCAGACATATAATCGTTGATAAGCTTGTTCTGCTCTGGAGTCGCAGTAGGTCTTCCATTGACCAATTTAAATGCATTCTTAACATCCCTGGTTGCAAACCGGATGCTGGCGTACATTGCCTCTCTGTTTGTCTTTTGTCCTTCAATAATGTCGAATAAATCCTTTCCAAGCGCACCATTGGTTGTCATGTAATCTTGCAACAACTTCCTTGGAACTTCGAATGATTCCGAGGTTATGAACCCACCCTGCCCAGCTGCGCCACCCATAGGTCGAGGGATAGTTGTCTTGCCCAATCCAAGCTCGCTCTTTAATGCCTTTGCCCCTTGTAGAGATTGCCTAATCTTCTCCTCCATGCCTTTTTGCAATTCAATAACATTAGCTGCCCCAATAGCAGAAGCAGGAGGCTTGAACTCACCAAGGCTTAATTGTCTTGGTGGTTCTGGAGGTTCTGGCAACGCCAACCTCTCACCGCTAGGCAACTGCGTCCTTGGTGTGACGATTGGTCCTTCACGCACAATCTCGCCCTGGAGTCCGCGAGTGCTTGGAGCAATTGCATCAGGGTTAATGCCCTGGGATTCTATCGAGAAAACATTCTGCCTTCTTGCGGCAGGAGTAAGGTCTGTGAACTCGGCCTGGATGTTTGTAGGAATTCCACGCCGCTGCATCTCTGCCGTGTCAGCCTGTGTGCCGCGTACGTTTCCGCGTACGCCAGACTCTGGCAATGCTTCCGGAGCTACAACAGTTGCAGGCTTGATTGGACGTTCTTGTGGCTGGCGTGATAGCTCAATCTCTCTGGATTGAACAGTAGGAGCAACAGACTCGGACGGAAGCGGTTCGTAGTATGGCTTAACCTCTATGGGTTGTTCGCCCTGTTGAAACCTAGTCCTATCTACAACATTCTTTGTTCCGAGATCAACAGTAGTTCTTTCTGCGCGCTGGACTCCCCTAGCATTTACATTCTGTGCCTCATTAAGAATGTTTCTCCAATCCGCAACCTCTGCTTCGGTTGCAGCACCATTCTTTACTTTATAATTAAGATCCTTAAATTCTTCAAAATTATAACCTTTAACGCGTGTGTTTGCATTAAGTCCGGAATAAAGCACTCCAAACAAGGCATCTGACGCAACCGTACCAGGAGTTACTTTTCCGCCAGTTGCAAGCCTCGCAATTGTACCAACTCCGGCTCCAGAAACTGCTGCCTTGCCAGCATATTTACCCATTTCTTCTGCCGCTTTTTTAGCTCCAAGTTCTGCAAACAAAGTTCTTCCGGATGTGTAGAGTTGCTTTGCTCCTATTCCGCCAGCAACTGCCGCTGGAGCTAATTCACCAGCAGCTTCATACCCTGGTGCAAATTTCCCAGCCCTTGCAACATTCGGAACATATTTTTCCAATGCCTTTTCAGCCATGCCGCTTGCGGCAACAGCACCACCAACGGCAAACGCGGGGGCAAGTACCGGTGCTGATGGTCCAGTAGCCGCACCAACAGTAAGTCCAGCAATACCACCCAATACTCCAGCAGACCCCTTAATTAATCCTGCTGTAGCAGCAGCAGCTTTTACGCCTGTAGGAACATCAACTGCCTTCTTGTTTACAAAATCATCAACTTGCGCATCAAGTTCCGGAGTATGATCCTCAAACTTTGAAGCATATTTTTTTGTTTCATCACCCCATTGGCGAGCAAGGTTAAGCTGCTCTGGATAGGTTAATTTCTTGTAATCATCCGACTGTTTAATTTCCTCCCAGGTCGGTGGTTCTGCAGGTTCTGGTGCCGTTGCAACAGGAGTATATTTAGAAGTAAATCCGCTGTCTTTTACTGGCTGTGCATCCTGACCAGCAGGAAGGCGGGATGAAAATTCCGCCATATTAGTACCCAAGCTTATTTCTTACCCAATCAGATCCGCTTTGTTTCTGCTGTCCACCACCCCATTGTTCAGAAATTGCTTTTCGTACTGTGTCCGGAGTGTTTGGATCTTTTAACATTTTATTTAATTGATCTGGAGTTGCCGTATACGTTCCGAAATTTGGAAGAACAACAGTAGCCTTGCCACTACTCTCAGCCTTCATTTGCTTGTCGGCAGCAGATTGAATTGCATTCTGATGTGCAACTTCTGGAGATTCTCCTTTATGAATATTCATATCATAAAAATCATTATAATCATTTTGATATACTTGCCTACGCACGCTTGACTGTGTCTTTGGTGCTTGATATGCAAGTGTCTCTCCTGATATTCCGCCAACATCATATTTTGCTTTTGGCATGATACCTTTATCAACAAGAAAGTTTTCAATTGCAGCTTGTTGAAATTGCTTGACTCTCTCATCAACAAGCCTTTGACCTTCTTCCTTATTCATGTCTAGAAGGCTTTTCCCAATAACATTTGGAACTTTTGAAATATCTACGCCTTCTTGTTTTTGGCGCATTTGCTCAAGCACAGTAGCGGCTTCAGCAGCTTTTGCAGACCTTCCGCTCATGCTATTCATTTCTTGCTCATTCCGTAATTTAGCTAAATCATATTGCGCCTTTTCAGTCGCATATTCAGACTGAAGCTGCTCGTTAATTAGCTTTTGATTGTAAGCCTTTTCCCAGGCTTTCCCTGCTTCTGTTATGGCTGGCATAAATTAAAAGAATATTGATCCGCTACCAGGTCCGCCAAATAATCCTTTAGGTGCAATAGCACCACCAAGACCAGCAATTCCTCCGGCAATTTGAGCAAACTGCTGCGCACCGGATGGCTGTCTAGATATTGCTCCAACATAATCACCATAAGTCTGAGCCTGGTAATTTGACATTGTATTGTAAATGTTTGCTGCCTGACCGCTCATCTGAACAGGAATTGCAGGATTTGTTGTCTGGTAGAACTGGCTTGCATAAGGCTGGGTATTGAACTGACCAGGTTGAGCCTGGTTAGCATTGATATAATTCTGGAATTGCCCCTGCTGGTTGGCAAGACGTGCGTTGCCAAGGTTGTATAGCGAAGGTCCTGATGCCACAAATCCAGCAGCCGCTCCAAGCCTGTTCTGTTGTAATGCATCACGGAATGCAATGTCAGAACGAAGTGCATCTCCGGTTGACTGACCAGAAGCCAAGAATTGCTGTGCTGCACCATAGCGTGCAAGCTTGCGAGCCTCGCCAGCAGCACCGATCTGCGCCGCCTCCTGTACTGCCGGTCCAAGCCCAAAAATATTTCCGCGAGCAGTCTGTGCTGCCCTTGCCGCTTGTTCGTATCCACGCCGTTCTTCTGCTCCAAGCGTAGAGCCAAGTCTAAGTTGATTGACTGCTTCCTGTTCAAGCGTATTGCGAAGTGCTTCGGTCTGTGGAGTTGTAGTAGCACCAATATCCTCCGTGGCCATCTTGCGATACTGCTGACCAAGGCCAACAGCAGTCTTGTAGGCCTCAGGATCAATCTGCTTTAGTTGCTCTCCGGCTCGTTCTTCCGGAAGTTTAACATATTCACGAAATGCCGTGATCTCTTTTAATCCAGAAGGATCTTGGGCTGTGATAGGCTTGAAATCTTTAATCTGCGTATTAGCCGTAGAAATTGCATCATTTACGCTTTTTAAATCAGACTGCAATTCGCTGATGTATTGCTCGCTGGTTGTGCGCTGAGGGCTGTCTTTTGGCAATCCTTCTAAAAGCTTGTTTGCCGTGTCAATCCTCTGCTGAATTCCGGCAACCTGTGCATTCCCTCGATCAACAACCGAGTTTAACTTTGCAAGCTTAGTTGTGTTGTAATCGTTGATGATGTCATCATCAGATACTTGGAAATTTAATTTAGACGCAAGGTCGGATGCGCCGTAATTGCGATCAGCCGAAAGACCGCCAACAAGATTTGAGTTTTGAGTTCCATCCATATTTGTTGCTGGTTGTCCTCTCAATCCCGCAATCTGCTGGGCTAGACTATTGTATCCCCCCTGCGTGTTGACAAAGTTATTTATCTTTTCATCAGCCGAAAGGTTTCCTGCTTTTTGCGCATCTCCAACAGCCTTTGCCAATGATTCTTGCTCCATGTTGGCATAGCTGTTTAGGTAATCTGAAAGAGATTGCGACTTTGTGGAAGCAAACATTTCCTCGGAAGTTGTTTTGTCGCGCGACTGAATATCACCATTTTTATCAACGTAATATTCTTTATACGTAATTGTTCCGCGACCAGCCTTACCTTGTGCTGGATTGTATGATGGCATAATTAAAGTTCTCCAGCCCTAAACTTCTGCGTTGTGATCTTCTTGGCTTCTTCGTTTCGAGCAATAAGACCAGCAAGATCCATATCGTAAGTAGGATTGGCAATGCTTTTTGGATTAATGCTTCCCATGTAATCCACGGGAGCAACAGTACCAGGTCGAGCAACATTCTGCTCAACCGATCCATATGGGCTTGTTCCATAGAGACGCTCAAATTGCCTGGTCATCTGATCACCAAGACCGCGATTCAACGCATAAGCCTGTGGGCTTTGTTCATAGGAGCGGCGAAGGTTTTCAAGTGTGCGCTGACCGCCATATTGGCGTTCAAGTTGTAGCCCAGACTGCACTTGTGCCTGAGCATCGGCAGCAGCCATTTGCCGCTCAAGTTGCCGTTGTTCCGGCATGTACTTTACTCGAAGCTTATTCTCAAGCTCGGCAAGGTCAGGAGCCTTTTCAATATATGTTTCCAGGGAAGAACGATAATTAAGCGCGTTGGCCTGTGCCGACTGAAACGGATCGGGAGGAGGCGGAGGTGCAGGAATGGATGGCGAGCCGCCCATTAGCGTAGTGCCTTTCTCATAAACTTCATGTAATCATACTCCTTTGGTTTACCGGAACGATTGAAAATGATCCGCTTGCGAGGACCAAAACGCTCCGCCAGGAGCAACAGCAAGCATCTCAAGGATTTAGCACCTTTTGAGGAGATCGTCAAGTCTACAAAGACATTATCGCCATCTTCGCTATGCACATAATGGTTAGGCTTTTGCCCGTCTTTTACACACCTAGCCAAGGCTACTCCGGCAATCTCATCCCCATCCCGTACAATCCCGACCATTCCCTGCTTCTCAAACCATCCAAACCATTCGGCCAGGTTATACCACATACCCTCTGGAACACCGCTTTGCTCGATGTACTCAATAGCTGTCATGTCACCAGTTCTTGCAAGACCAATACCTAGCAGTCATTTTGCTTGGTGGTTTTGAATCGCACCCGTGCCTAGCCCTAAAGCTACGCCTGCGATCTGGATTGTTTTTCTTAATTTTCATGTCCGGATCGCCGTATCGGATGGTCTTGGACTGACCATTCTGGCAGGCGCGGACAACAAACTTCTTGCGCTCGCCTGGAGTACGCCTTGGGCTGTTACAGGGCAATTCGCTCATAGTGATTTCTCAAGCTGGATTGTATCGGGATTGGCCGCAGCCGTAATCTGGCGCAGGGACATCTTATTTGCCGAAGAACGAATCTTGATATTAAGCAACCGCCATTTGTCGTAAGAACGCAAATCGCTTGCAACTCTCTTCTTGAGGGATGTTGGCAAGGTTGCCGGTAACGTAAATGGAAGGGTAAGAACTGCGCTTGAAATATTAAGGTTGGGCTGAACCTCAATATCACCAACATCAATATCCCTTTGAATGGATATGTTTGTATCCGTTGAAAATGAATCTCCAAAAATTATTTCAAAATAGCTTCCATGCTTGTATGCAAATGGATCGCCAAATTTGTAATCTCTGGTACGAACAACTGATTCGTAATTGTAGGTTCCAGTTGAAGTAGTGGTCGTTGTTCCGGTTGAAATAGTATAAACACCATAATCAATATAATCGTTAGCAGTTGTTGCGGACGGTGCTTTATATCCTCCATAGGTAGTAATCTCCCCCGTGGTGGATTTAAGCATCAATCTTAATCCTTGATCTTGGAAATTGGCTATTGCAAAACCCATTGCCTTCCAACTCCATCTACCTTCAAAGCATTTTAAAATTGTATTATAAACAAGCGCCGAATCATTGAAATCATTTGCACCAGTTGGATAGGCCAAGTAATACCTATTATCGTAAAACGCGGCTTGGCATATATTGATCTTTGCAATATTTATTTCTTGGATTACATCTTTTACTGGTTCTGAAAGTGGCAATCCAATGGATGTGAAATCATCTGCCATTGAGCGTACAAGGGAGCGAATGCCATCATCACCAAGAAAGAATATGTCGCTGTTTACTTGGACTGCTGATGCTTCTGCAATACAACCCACATTATTTGAAATAAGCTGAATAGTCCAATCAGCGGCAGTTGTCATGTCCGGTGGAATTGTAATTTGGAATATCCGTCTCTTCTTAAAGACAATAATGCGATTTTGATAGTAAGGAACAATTGCAGTAATTTCATCACCATCATCTGCATTTACAACAACGCTATTTTGAGCGTCCCAGATGGATGCATCTAGAATATCAGAGCAATAAAGAGTATTTCTATCATCACCAGAACCAACTCCAAATAATCTATTTCCTGTATTAATTAAAAGTCTTAAATTTTGAGGAGGAGGGCTTACTGTTGCTGTAGCGGCTGCTCCATTCCCATCCCCAACAAAAGTAACTGTTGGTGTAGTTGAGTATCCAAATCCACCATCAACAACGGTTACTCCTGTTACAACCCCTCCGGCAACTGTTGTAATTAATGTTGGAAGTTGCCCTCCCCAATCTGGTCCGGTAACAATTGCAGTTGCACTTGTATATCCTGTGCCTCCGCTTGTAATTGTGATTGCCCTTAGCTTTCCTCCCTGCCGTGTCGCAACAACTCCATCATAATAATATAATGAACCATCAGCATCCGCCATATACATCTTATTGTTAAATTGAGCCATGCTGACCTTTTGGTCGTACGCAGTATAAAATCCGTCAGCCCATAATTGGTTTTCATTATCCCAAGTTCTTGTTGCCCCAGTAAGGCTATTCCAAATGTCATCATTTGCATGCAATTGGGCATTGCCATTTGAATCAATTGTATAAAGTCTTCCCTGTGTAACCGTTACAAGTCTTTCGTAATCCGGAGTATCATAATATCTAAAACCGCCCAATGATCCCTCTTGGCTTGTGGTTGAAGTACAAAATGATTTAATTCCCCTCCTTGTTTCCAGGCTTCCCGCTGGAGACAAGATCATATTGTTTAACTGTTGGACTTGATTCTCGGCCAATAGGTCTGATTGGAGTGCGCTGACTTGGCCTCCATCAAATATTCTGGTTGCGTCAAACGCAATCAGATCATCCAAATTATCTGAGTAATAAGGCATAAAGCCTACTTACGAAAGGAACATTTGTTCTACTGTCAATTCGCCAAGATTGTTGGGTGTAATTTGCTTAATCCCGCCAACCTGGCTTAATTCATAATTTGCCATTGCCGCAAGGTTTGTGCTTGCTTCTTGGGTAATTGCCTGCGCTTTTGCGTATTGACGCTCGCGTTCCAGACCATCGGCATGAGTTAAATCAAGAACAATATTGTGAACATGTGGAAGACGAAGTTCATCATTCAATGCATCTGTAGATGGAGGAAAATCTACAACAATATTTGTGCGCGTAAGACATTTTAATTTTTCAATAACCCTCAATGGTGTTGTCCCAGCAGTTTTTAATACCGGATAAACATCCAATTCAGCTACTCCAGAAGTGTTTCTTCCCTTGAAATAATATGAGGCAGGATCTCCAGTTCGAGCGTCATCAAGGATTCCTGGGTCTTGGCTTATGATGGTCGCAAAATCAATAGCTTCAATTTCAATGTCATTGTAGGCAATCGAAAGCGGCGTTTCTACATTTGATCCAAGTGTTACAGTCCGATTTGTACCAAGCGAATATGTTGAGCTAGTAACAGTTTCACGCCAAGGGGCAAAGTCCCATACGCGCCTGTAAGCCAAGCTTGCGGCTTTTTGCAGGAATGTAAGAGTTTCTGTATCTGTCTTTCCGATCTTCTGCCCTGCGTATTGGGCTATTTCAGATAGTGTCATTTAGCACCTCCGGCCAGACAGACTTGATTTCTTCGGGCGTGGTGCCTGGTATTTCGGTTAAAGTTACATCCCTCAGCGCCTGCTTCTTGCTGGCAATCTCGGCCTGTTTAGATTGATCACCAGATTCAACAGCGCGCATAAAATCAATGTCGAGCGAGGCAAGCTTGTACTTGCGTGCTTCACGCCACTTGTTTTTCCAAATTACTTTGGCCTTGTCGGAGTTGAACCTAATTCCGCCATTTACCTCAAGAGCATCACGAAATGTTTGGTCGGACGGCAATTCTGAATTATCAATAATAATATATTCAATACCTGGTTGTACATTTGTTGATGCAAATTCTGTAATTTTTGACTCATCATTAAGTACTGGAATAATTACTCCAAGTCCACCAGCGTTATTGTATGCAATAATTTTAGCCATATTATGCTCCAAATACCACAACTGAAATGTAGTCTAAATTTGTTTTAACTGCGGCAGCAGTTGATGTAATTACCCTCAATGATGTTGCTGAAGTAACATCAGTAACAACAACATAATTAAATGAGGATGATAAATTTCCATCTGCGGAAAACGCCATTCCTGTGCCAATGCTCGTATTAAAATTGACCGTATATTCTCCTGTTGCTCCGTGGCTAACTGAAAGAACATTAAATGAACTGCGAATAGCATCTGTTGATCCATTCCAATTAACCCATGCTTTAGCAACTCTGCTTGCAACATTCGTTGATTCACTTGTGCTTGTGGAAAGAGATCCGTAGTAAACGCTGTTTGTACCAATCGAGCCACCAACAGCAGATGTGCTTACCGATGTTACTCGGCCTTTGGCATCAATATTTATGATTGGATATGATGTTGCATCACCATAACTTCCAGATGTTGCACCGCTTGTAGAAAGCGTTCCGGTTCCGCTACTGATTGTAAAGTCACCAGCAAGAGTAGTTGTAAAATTACCAATCGTCCCTGTCGTGCTTTTTAGTGTTGCAATCGTTCCGGTGGTGCTATTGATTGCACCAGAGTAAGTGCCAACGCTGATCGTTGCCGTACTCGCCGTAAGCGTCTGGATCGTTCCATTGGTAATGCTGGCTCCGGTGGAATTGGTTGTACCGGCAGTAAGGTTTGTAATCGTGCCAAGCGTAGAGGTTGTTGTTCCAGCCGTAAGATTGGGAATTGTTCCTGTGGTAATTGTCGCGCCCGTGCTTAAAGTATAATTCCCAGTTCCATTTGTATAAAGCAGACTTTGTGCATTTACGTTTGTATATGTACCCGTGCTGAGTCCATCTTGAAACAATTCGCTTACAACAACAGACCTGGGGGCATCGCTTGCCGTAAGGCTTGAATCTGCAATCAAAAGTTTGTCTGTTTGTTTTACATTTGCAAGGGCAGTTTGATCGGTAATCAAAGCCTGATAAACATCCAAGCCATCGACAAGATTGTGCAACCCAGCGGAAGTAACTGTGCCATTGGTTGCAAACGTCTGTGAGCGATTAAATTTGATTGCCATATATTAAATATATCTAAATGCAGATGCGTGTAAAATTCCTGTTCCAATAGTACTTGCTGTATTTGAAGAACAATTAAGAATTGTATATCTGGCAACATTCGTTGCCTCTGTTCTTAGTGAAAGCAGAAGCCCCCCTGGAGTTCCACCACTTGCTCCGGCAAGTGATGTCAAACCACCAAGAATAATATCGCTGTTTCCAATTCCTGTCATTGTAAATGTTCCTGTTGAAATATTATTTCCATTTGTCGCGGTATTAATGTCCAAAATTGTCGCACCAGTAAATGCTGTGGTTGTGTAGGTCATTGAAGTAAGAGTTGACCCTGATGCACCAACCTTCAATGATCCTGTTGTAAACTGTCCGGAGAAGCTTCCAACTGTTCCAAATACTGTTCCAACACTTTCTGTACCAATACTAGCTGTCGAGCATGACAACGTGCCAATTGTTGCTGTTCCGGTGGAAATTGTAACATGCGATCCAAATGTAACTGCGCCGAGTTGGAGCGGAATCGTGGCCGTGCTAATCGTAGCCGTGCTAATCGTGGCTGTTCCAATGCTGGATGTACTATTTGAAAGCGTGCCAATAGTAATCGTTCCGGTGGCCGCTGTTATGGTTGATCCGAAAGTAACAGGCCCAAGAAGACGGCTATTGCTAGAAACTGTGAACGATCCGGTGCTTTGTACCTCGGATGTGGAAAGAGAAAGGGCTGATGTTCCTGAGCTATCCCCGCTGGTAATTGCTTGAAGAGATCCAGAAATAGGGCTTGTAGACGCAACTTTGAGAAGCTGTGGGTAGCTTGTGGCAATGTTCTGTGTACCAAGTGTGGGCATTGTTTCTCCTAGCTATTAAAGCGGTTTTTAAGGACATCCCAGGCCATTGATCCAATCAGACCAATCAAGCCAGCAACAGCCAGAAGCCTCGTCCGGAGGTGTTCTAGCGCAGATAATCTATTAGCAACATCCCCGTGGAAAGCAAGTGACCTTTCGACCATAGCGTATAATTGCATTTGTCTCTCTTCCATTCGAGCCAAACGCTCCGACTGGGTAGCAATCCGATCCTTTAAATCAGAAATTTCATCAAGACTCACGACCCTTACCCTCCAGATACTTTAACGCCACAGCCAAATGAACAACAGCATCCACAACCTCGTCCCGATCCCTGCCGTCCTCCACGATACGCTTGATTGAGCGATTCACAGACATGAGGTGCTTTACCTTGCCAATATACCTGGTTTCCTTGACCATGTTGTTGTTTTCTACCGCAAACTTTAATGCCTCCTTGAAACAGGCATATTCCGCGCGAGTCATCAAGAAACGCAAACTCAAATTGGTCAGCCAAATGGCGAGGCATTTCATTTTACTTTCCCCGCATCTTCGGCTGCACCCATGTCGCTATAGCGTGGCAAATCGGTATTGGGCTGTTTTTGAGGACAGCAGGAGGATAGAATAAGACAGGCTAGGATGAGTTTCATTTTATGGAAGTATAGTTGACAAAGCATTCATTAAAGTTGTAATTCGAGCGTCTAAAATAGCAAGGTTAACACTTGCTCCCATTGAGTAAAAAGACATTCTTGCATCACAAAAACTTGCTGCCGCTCCACAAAAAACTTGTAAAATTAATCCCCCACCAAATGCGGTTGATGTTAATGTTGAGGCAGTATTAGACCCTCCAGTTCTTACATTTGTTGTTGTTGATGCAGACCTAGAAGCTCCCTTGAATCCAGTAGTAATTCCTTGGCTGGCTATGTTTTCGCTTAATGTTGATGTTGCCATCCTAGCTGAAAATTGATCTGTTGTGCTTTTAGCTAAATATGATCTTCCTCCTATTCCAGTTGCATTTCCTATAAATATTTTTGTTGTGACTGAGGTGGATGCGGCCGATGAAACATACACAGATAAATGATGGTCATTGTTGCTTGTAAAAAAAGTATTTGATAAATATCCAGTATTCAAATATTTTGTAGATCCATTTCCAAGAAGTCCTGTTTTTCTGCTATAATCTCCGCTAACAAAATTAAAATTTGTTGGAGCATTCCCAACCAGCGGGATTATTGCTCCACTTAATGTCCTGGCTCCAGCCATAATGCAAGACGATTTGATCGCTGACCAAATACCATCTGCCTTACACCCTAGAACAAAATCGTTAATAGCTCCACGAACTGGGGATTCAAGCCTATCACCATCTGCTGCCTCAACTCGCAGAATATAATCTCTTGCGTCTGGATCGAATAGCCTGTTTTTAATCCTATTGACAGGCAATGGTTCAACTGCCGAGAACAATGGCATTACGACAACTCCGTAACAAGAGCAGTTCCAGCCGAAGCAAAGATTCCTCCGATTAGTCCGGTATAGTTTGACGGAACCTCGTAATAGTCTCCAGAATTTAGTTTTACAGTATAAACAGATGTGCTTGTTGTTGCAGTTCCAAGTGTAACGTGCAAATTTCCAGCTCCTTGGTTGTATATCTGACAACCAAGTCTGCTTGCGTTTGCATTTGCAATCGTTCCGTATGTAACGCTTGTAAATGTTTTTGGACCTGTTCCACCAGTTGTTGATTGATTGGATGGAATATTATAAACAGTCCCTCCAGTTACTGTTGCTCTTACTGGAAATGGATTTGCAGTACTTGTTGTAACAAGATTATTGCTACCATCATCAATATATCCAACTTTAACTGAAGTTGTTGAATTTATTGCATCACCATCAGCATTTTGGAATGACAAATTTGTAACACTTACAGATGGTTCATTTCCTATATCAACTGTACCACTTACACTAATACCATCGGCAACATCAGCTTGAAGTGTGGTAAGTAATGCCTCAATGTCAGTTAGGTTGGCATTGATGGACATAGTCCCGCCACTAAGGGCATCAATAATAGCATTCCATTGCCGTCCCATTTAGGACTCCTTAATCTTTTCGGACGTAAATTGCCATCGCGCCGCCAGTAAGAGCAACTTGGTCGATGTCACCGTAAACGGTAACTCCGGCATTAAATGTTGCAGTTGTGGTTGCGTTGCTTATGACAAGGGTTGCGGTAGAAAGCGTAAGAGCAGTCACCGCATCGTAGCTTCCAGTATTAGTGGAAGCTGACGATGCAATGATTGTCCCACCATTACCAAGCGTAAGGCGAGATAAGAGGCGCATTAGAACAATGGAATCTTGTAGGTAACGCCGTTGACGATAACGCTCAAGCCGTTAGCAGTCGCAGCGGCAGAACCGAAGGTTCCGGTGGTAGCAATGGTCGTGATGTCCCAAACAACTGCTTGGGCAGCCGTGTCAAGCTTGAGGGGTTTACCCTTGGCTTTGCGAGGGCTTCGTGCAAATTCATTGGCCATATTTTTTTCTCCTTAGAGTCGCACGTTTGATGCTATCTGGCGTGTATTGACTCTTAAATCTACTGCCAAGCTTTTGTTCTTGACGGTAGTACCCCTTCATTAAGTTTGTTTGATTGACTCCCAGCGGGTTGTCGAGGGGTTCGCCAACCCCCACTAGGGCCAATCTTTGCGGGACGGTGAATCGTTTAAGATAACGCGGGACAGAGTCCCGTTCGGCTACTGCCTTTTCCAGTTCGACAACATTACCATTTCTGGTGTCTTCGTACTGGTAAACTGGCATATCAGCTATAGTTCTTCTTGTCTGATTCTCTCGCCAACTTCATCATCTTCTCTTCTTCGGTTGAGGGAGTTTCGCCTTCAGACATATCTTCCGAATTATCCTGGGGCTTGTTCTCGCTCATGGCATGCTCCACGCTGACGTGGGCAATACCATTTTCAATCTTGTCAACCGTTCCGGAGAGTTCAACAGAATCACCGACCTCAGGGGCAACATTGTCGCTACCATCAGTCATTTCAAACTTAGATAGCGGAAGCATCACCATTCCTGATTTCATCATTTTTTCCATTGGTTTATCCGATGAAGGAGAAGACGGGGAGGTTTCACCCTCCCCGCCTTTCCGAGGTCCCATACCAATAACTAGCATGGTTCCCATTTAATTATTAGCTGTAGTTCGACTTCGAGAAGATCACTCGGAAGAACCGAGGATCAAGCTGTTTAGCCGCGTAGAACGTCTTGAAGGACGCTACGATACGCTGATTGTACGGGTCGCTCTTGTCCGCTGCATCGAGGATCGACACCTTCGGAGCGAAGGGTGAGCCGGAGGCCGCGAGGGAGGACAAGCTGGGAACGCCGAACGCGCCACCACCGAGGAGGACGTTAGCATAGCCAGGTGCGCCTGTGCTGGTCGAGTCAGTAACTCCAGCGGCGGCAGTAGCAAAGGTCTGGACGTTGGTCGAAGAAATGACCGATACGCCAAACAATTTACCAGTTTCGCCTTTGAAGATTTGTTCCGGAGCGGAATAGCTCGAAACCTTCAACCAATCATCGTCCTGCTGCAGATCGCGGATAACGGCAGGATGCGCAACAAGCGCGTAGCCGTCCTTGATCTTGGGGGCGCGGGAGATGAACAGCGAGGTGGCACCATCGAGCAAGTCGGTGGCAGTCATCGCGCTGTTTGCAACGGAGCTAGTAGCCCAGGTCGTTCCGTTGGTGCTGTTCTGAGCATAACGGGAATAGGACTTGGTGGCTACACCGGTTCCGGTGCTGGTCGAGGAATCCTGCACAATCGCGCGGTGACACAGGGTGTCAGCGTGAAGGGCGGCATCTTCACCCAATTGCTTAGTAGCCTGGGCGAGGTGGCTGAACAATTCGGTGGCCAAAACGACATCGGTCAAGATGATTTTGGAACCGTACTGCACCAGCGTGGCTTCAACCGAGGACAGCGTGAGATCACGTTCATCACCGGAAGTAGGAGTCGTTCCTTCAGAGATAGCGGAAATAGCAGTGATGCTAGGATCGCTAAACCGGAAGAATCGGATTGTTTTGTTTCCACCCGTTTTGGTCGGGTAGGGGGTTTTCTGAGCGAACTGCTCCATCTGGAGCAGGGGGATCGCACGTTCCAGCAACGCCTTCGAGAAGTACGTCTGGAACTGCGAGGTTACTGAGCCTGTAGTTACCATATAATTAAATATCCTTGTTTGTTAT